GTTAAATGCGGCCATTGCTATACCCTCAGTGAAATAAACAAAGAGTGGGAAGAGGGAGAGAGCTATTTCACAAGGGACGTTCTTGATCCGAGATTTGCATTTGTGGTTAGATCGTCGCGCTATTCCGACCAGAGACCTATTTTGGGTGCATCGCTTAGTTACGACGAAGATAAGAATATGTATATTACGGCGTATTCTAAGGATTTGCGCGTAGATATATCAGTTACAAAGAAGATTAAGAGCAGTAAGAAAAGACTTAATACCGATGATTATAATTGGGAATTTGCCTATGTGGAAAAGAATCCCATAGGAAAGATTGCGATTACAGAATGGTATTGGACTGTTGACAGGACTGCGATAATCGAGTCCGAGATAAATGCTCTTAATAACATAAATGCGCTTGTATCTGACATTGGAAACGGTGTTCAGCAGAATATACAGGCAATATGGTGGGCTAACAACGTCGAATTTCCGAAAGTGGAAGTTGAGGACGAAGAAGGCAATAAAGTCATGGTTGACAAGAAACCTCGCAATGGTGAGTGGGTAGCAACAAAATCCGCCCGTGATGCGGGGCAACCATCAATCCAACCGTTAACGATAGATTACCACCTTGATGAAATGCAGAGAACCTATACCGAGCAAAGGGCTTTAATACTTGAAAAGCTCCATGTGCCGCAGAGAAATGACAATTCTGGCGGTTCAACGGGCGTTGCTATGGATAGTTCAACAGGCTATGCCGATGCTGAAAGCATTGCTTCCGCAAGAGAAGGCATTGTAATAGGATGCCAAAACGACGAATTAAAGGTTGTATTAGCCGTTTTGAAAGCGTCACCTGACATTAAAGAAGATAATCCCATGCTGAAACTATTAGCAAGGGATATTCAGCCAGCAATCCGCAGACCTAAGAACTTTGACCTTACAACCAAGTCAAACGCTATTGCTACGTTGTTAGGACACGGATTCTCGCTTGAAGATTGCGTCGCAAATATACCTTTGTTCCAAGATGCAACGCAAGTCATCAGCCGTTCTGGGGATGGCGTTCGGGCATATCAGAACACTATACTTAACAGGCAAAACGAAGCAGAGGGCGGTGACGGTGAGACAGCCCCTAATTCGGATAGGTTACAGGCAGATTTGTCAGATCAGGTTGCTAATAGCCCGATATTAAACTGATATGAAAACCATAGACGAATTAAACAGTATCACAACTGAATACGAAGAAGTTGACATAGATACTTATTTTGAGCCTATGGATATAACGGAAGAACAGAAGGAGGAGCGCAAGAAAGCCGCAGAAGATTTGTGGTGGGTGCTTCTCCTTATGTTTGGACTGATAAAGCAGTCTATCGAGGATGGCGATCTTGATTATGCGTTTATTTATGAAACGTTTAAGGAAAGCTATACGGATGTTGTAAGCAAGTATGCGGATTTAGACGGGTATATAGACCTATATATAGATAAGTTTACGCGCAATACACTTGATACAACATGGAAAAACATAGATTTAGCGCAGCCTGATAGCTTTTGGACTTCAAATCGTAGAGCAGTAGGCATAGCGGTAAATCAAGCTAATGTAATACTTAACTATGAGGATTTGTTAAGAGCTATCAGAGAGGGCAAGAACGTCAAAGTATGGCATACACAAAGAGATAACCGAGTACGCAAGGAACACGCGCTGTTAGAGGGTAAGAAAGTCGGTATTTTAGACTTTTTTGGCGTAGGCGACAGCTTGTTACAGTTCCCTTGTGATGAAGTCCATTGTAATAATGTGAGAGATACTGCCGGATGCAGGTGTTATGCAAAAGCAGAATACGATCCAAAGTATAAAATGGCAACCGAAGAAGAACTAAAAGAAGTAATGGTAACTAACGTTCAGCCGTAAGGTTGAGCGTTTTTTATATATTGCAGAGAAGCAAGTAAAAAACACAGCAAAAATATTTCAGAGAAGAAATCAAACACAAGCATAGCGGAGAGAACCGCTTACCAAACACAGAAAGGAACTGAATATGAAAGACACATTATTCCCCTACACACTTCAATTTTTTGCAGAGGATGACGACGCTGGAAACCCGGATGGTGGTGACGACGGACAGAAGGAACCTACCATAGAGGAACTTAAGTCGCAGCTTGAAATTGCCAACAATGCAACAGAAATCGCAGAAAAGGCAAGGAAAAAGGACAAGGAAGCGCTTGATAAAGCCTTAAAGGAAGTTGCAAGGCTTACCAAGGAAGCAAGGGCTAACAAGTCTGAGGCGGAGATTGAAGCAGAGAAAAAGCGCGTAGAAGCCGAGGAAATGCAGGAAGAACTTGCAAGCCTTAGAAGCTATAAGCAGCTTAACGAAGCAAAAGAGCGTTATTTAATGCAAGGTATGGACGCAGAAACGGCGCAGAAAGCAGCCGAAGCAGAAGTATCACACGATATGGAAGCCCTTATGAAGATTCAGAAAGCCCACACTGACAACCTTTTAAAAGAAAAGGAAGCAGAGTGGAAGAAGAGCAGGCCCGGCGCAAGCGTAGGGAATGGCGCATATTCATCCATGACAAAAGAGGAAATCCTCGCAATCGAAGATGAAGCAGAGCGTCAGAAAGCTATAGCTGCGAATATCTCATTGTTTGGATAAATTATTTTGCAAAAAGCAGAAAGGAAAAAAGAAATGGCAGCAGAACAGAACCTTATCAAAAAGGCAGACATGGCAAAAGCCCGTGAAGTTGACTTTGCGTATCGGTTTGCCGAGAACATCAAGGGACTTATTAAGGCTCTTGGTATCACCAGACCTATTGCTAAGCAGGCAGGCACCGTACTTAAGGCATATAAGGCAGTAGGAACGCTCCAGAATGGGGCAGTAGCAGAAGGAGATATAATTCCCCTTTCACACTTTAAGACCGAACCCGTAGACTTCGGCGAGATCACTCTTGACAAGTACCGCAAGGCAGCATCAGGAGAGGCAATCGTTACCGGCGGATTCGATCAGGCAGTAAGCAAGACCGACAGCAAGGCAATCAGAGAAGCACAGAAAACAGTAAAATCTAAGTTCTATAATTTCCTTGCAACCGGCACAGGAAGCGCAACCGGCACAACTTTTCAGGCTACAATCGCACAGGTAAGAGGACAGCTTGAAATTCTCTTTGAGGATCAGGAAGTAGAGCCTGTTTACTTTGTAAACCCTCTTGACATTGCTGATTATCTCGGTTCCGCAACTATTTCCATGCAGACCGCTTTCGGAATGACTTACTTTGAGGACTTCCTTGGCCTTGGAATGGTTATCGAGACTTCCGCAGTTCCCAAGGGAACAGTTTACGGAACCGTTAAGGACAATCTTGTTCTTTACTACATCCCCGTAAACGGAGCAAACGGACTCGGTGAGGCATTTGACTTCACTTCTGACGAGCTTGGACTTATCGGCGTTCATCAGGTATCGGATTACACCAGACTTACCTATGAGACAACGATCATCTGTGGTCTTACTCTCTTTGCTGAGAGAATTGACGGTATTGTTAAGGGAACTATCGGTGCTGGCTCAACACCCGCTGTAAAACTTGACAACAATTCTCTTGGCGTTCGCATAGGCGATACTGAGACTCTTCGCGCTACCACCGTTCCCGTAGGATCAACAATTACTTGGACTTCAAGTGATTCCACAGTAGCATCTGTATCTGGCGGAGTAGTAACAGGCGTGGCAGCAGGCACCGCAACAATCACCGCAAGCATTACAGTAAGCGGAACTGCTTACACTGATACTTGCGCTGTAACAGTAGCAGGAGCGTGAGCCTATGGAGTATAGAGTAATCGAAGCATTTGTCGATTTACTTGATAATAACCATCTGTATCGGGTTGGGGATGTATTTCCCCAATCTGGTACGGATGTTACTCTTGCGAGAATCAACGAGTTGGCAAGTGCGAATAACAAGTGTGGCGTGCCCCTTATCAAACTCGCAGATAAGGTAAAGAAAGTTGAGAAAAAGGTTGAGAAAAAGGAAGAGTTAAGCCTTTCTGACAAAGTAAAGTCAAGCGGGCTTACGAAATCTGACATCAACCGCATGACAACGGCTGAATTACAGGAAGTTGCAAAGAACTTCGGGGTTAAGGAAGCCGAGGAAATGAGTGGAAACCAGATCAAGAAGATGCTGAACGGAGCTTTGGAGGATTAACATGTACGAAGCATTACAAGCTGAAATCGTTGATGAGTTAAAAATTGAATTACAGAACGAACAGGGTTTCAGCGAGGAACTTCTAACAGCCAAAGTGAAGAGCGCAATTCGTGAAGTTGCTTCCGCAAGGAATTATCCACCTGAGTACACAGATGCTTTCAAGGAAAAGGATATGGATAATTACTATTCACAGATAAAGGCCATAGCCCTTTACGATTACACCAAGATAGGTGCAGAAGGCCAAGAAAGCTATTCAGCGGACGGTGAATCAATCATTTATTCCGACCGCAAGACGCTTTTCGCCGGAGTCCTACCTTTTGCAAGAGTATTTTAGGGAGGCTTTTATGAGAACGCCTAAACGTGTAAAACAAAGATTAAAAGTAGCTTTTTACCATGACGGAGAGCCTTTATACGAAAGAGATTCAGAGGGAAACATCATATACGACACGATGCCTGACGGAGAGAGTATTCCGAGGCAAGTAGGAGAAACACCTGCCGGATATGACGATCCTGTTGAAATATGGAACTCTATAACTGGTTCGCTTACCGAGGACGAATTACAAGCGTTTGGAACAGAAGCACAAAACGTTGCAAAAATGACATACAAGCGCGAAGAGTTTGATTTTTCCGTAGGTGATCTTATATGGAAAGAGTCAGAAGTGGTTTATACGGACGGAAAAGTAGATGAAACTTCCGCTGACTATCGAATAATCGGTATTCAGGACACGGGCAGACACTT